TCATCGGGTGTCCTCCTTTCGTTTGTCGGTTGTTTGCTTCCACAGCTGGTGTGATAATGTCGCGATGCCCGCTGCGAGAATACCCTGTACAACGTTTAGTGCACTGACTGTGCCGAGCAACCAGCAGGCGAGTAAGGTCCCGATGATCATGAGAGTCCAGGGGATCATCCAGTCCGCTACTTTAGGCGTTTTCTTCATAACATAGCCGATTACTAGCAGCGCTACAACGATGATAATGGCTTTTTCCGCCATGTATTGCTTGGCTAAAACTAATAGGTCTGTTTCGTTCAATGTGTTCCTCCGCCTTTCACAAAGCTCCATACGATTGCAACAAGCGAAAGGGCAACGCCAACAAGCCATTTCTTGTCGTCATTGCCCCTGTCTTTGTCTGTTTCGATGCGCTTTTCGATTTCTTTTTTAATGTCTTCTGCTTTTTTGGTCAGGTCAGTTAGTTCTTTTGTTAGCTCGTCGAGGCGTTTATGTGCAGCTTTGGTACTTTGCATAGCTTCGAATGCTATTTTTTCGGTGGCGTCCAGTTTGACGGCCATGTTGTTGAGTTGTTTGATTTCGGTTTCGATTTTGCCGATGGCGACGAGTATGGCAGTGATGCCTTTTTGTAGGTCTTTAATTTCGTCCAAGGGGGGTGCCTCCGATCACATCCTTATTTAGGGGATACGCACTGCTTGAAATTTTATCGCCTGTGGTCGCGGAGTAAAAAGAAAGAGGAGCCGTGTTTGAAGCTCCTCGATATTGTTCAATTATCTTTGTGGCACATTCGTTACAGAGAGCTTATACAGCAGCAGCACCCTCCAAAATAAAAAAGGCTCACATGTGATTTTCTTAAGGAGCGTCACATAGAGCCTTACTTGGATGTTTTTTTATTTTTCGAGATGGCCTGATCTTTATTTTGATAATCCAAAGCAAACTCGATTTCCCCTGAATTTTTCGCGGACAAAGTACTCGCTTGATTTCGCCACCCTTGCTCCTCTTCCCCAGCAGGTGTGAGTACAAATTCACCCATTGATCCGTCCGCATTCCGCTTCCGATATTTCATTACTTAATCGCCCCCACTAAGTATACCGCACTTTGGCTAGATGTTGCCGTCGTACTCGTTAGTGTTAATCTCATTACAACATCATTTGCTGCAGTCACGGCGGTTCCAATAAACTGATCCTCATCAATTATGGCGGAGATTGCAGCGCTTGATTTTGACATTTGCAGGTAATTTTCTGGTTGACCACTACCAACGATCGATAGATCACCACTCACGACCAAGTCCCCCTTCTCCCGTTGGAGCCATGCAATTATCTCTCTTGTCGTTCCATTGGGTGGAGCAACTTTATAGCGAGCATGAGACACCCGTAAAGGGGTTTTCGTAGTGGTTCGATTTAAGGTTATTGTTTTGGTTGACTTTGCTCCATATTGATCTGTTGCAGTAACAAGTATTGTATTCGTACCTTCTTGCATATTTGTCACGCCTACAATAAACGACCATACCCCATTGGAAACGGGAAGATTCTGAGGAGTACCATTATTGAGCTTCCAAGTCATGCTGAATGAGTTGCCATCTGGGTCAGCAGCAGAACCTGAAAAAGTTAATGTCCCGGATTCAATCAATCCCGTTTGATTGGTGGTTTGATTAACATTTATGACCGGTGCTCGATTTAATGTAACTGTGAAAGTCCGGTTGAGAACCGGCGATACCCCTCCATTATTATCCTCTGACCAAACGTATAAGACATGTGTGGCGGTTTCCGACAATTGGCCCGAAACATCACTCGTGCCATCGTATAATCTTCCATTTTCAAAGGAAAGTTGCTTGCTAAACGTTATCGGGGTGGTACCGTCGGTCTTATCACTGGTAATCGCCTTTGAGGTTCCGTCATTTATTCGATACTTGATCGTGACGTTGTCTCCACTATCAAGGTCTAACGTGTTTCCCGTAATCGAAAGTAAGCCACCTTCGGCTAGGGTTGCTCCATTGACCGGAGCAGTTACCGTTAATGTTTGGCCCGAATTGTCTTCATACGTTATCGTTACATTATAGGAATAATAGTACGTCGTTGAGTAGGATGGAGTGGTACTGGATAACGTCCCAGAATACGATTTCTGCCATACCCTTGTATCAACTCCTGGGGTACCCGGTTTTGTTAACGTTCCGGTATACGTCTGTGAGTAAACCCGGGTGTCTGGCTTACTAACCGTTCCCGAGTAGGTGATCGATACGGTTGCGTATGCGTTCCATGCACCAACATCTTTGTCCCAGGAGTAGTTCGGATTACAACTGGTTTGCGTATAACCTCCCTTTGTTAAGGTACCAGAATAAGTCCCATCGTTATATGAGATGGTTTTTGGGACATTTGTTCCGTTATACGCCAAGCCTGCAGCATTTTGGCAACCTCCTCCGACGCTACTACTCGACATTGTTGTAGTCTTTGTTGTAGTCCCAGCCTCTGACCCTGATGCAACGACAATGCCATTTCCATAGAGCCAACCACTATATGCACCATCAACAACCCAAATTTTGTCGATCAAATCGTTTTTGTTTGCTGAGGTTTTGGTTTGGGGCGATCCAGGCTTTGTTTGTTCAGTGGTGCCAGGTGTATAAGAGCCGCTCACTACAGTTGCAGTTCCTCCCGTCAAGGTTCCTGTATATCCAGAGTAGCCCGCTTCTGCTGCAGTCAATGATGATTGTAACAACGATGGGTCCCCGCCAGCTGAGGTAGTTCGTGTCGCTGTGCCTATGATGGTCGGCGAATAGCTGCTGGTTTCGGTTCTGGTGGCTGTCCCGTTAGAGACATTGACTGTTACACTACTACCGCTAACGGTATGAGTAACAGTACCAGTATTAACAGTTACGGAACGAATCGCTTTGAGCTTATCAATTGAAATCGTTTTATTTTGGCTACGTAACGTTGATTCTGTGAATATGACATTTGTTGTTTTACTTGCCATTAGCGTTCACCTCCTTAGGAAACAGAAATTGTAACATCATAGGTTTTATACGATCCGCGTTTCATTTTCTTGTTGGTGGTATCGATCTCAACGGTTGAACGAGCGACGATCGCTCCCGCCGGATACGTCCCAGTCAATCCACTAGTCAATGTAATGGTTTTCCCGTTAATCGCATTAATAACGCGGTTTTCATAGGCTGTCAAAGATGCGATTGTAATTTCCTGTCCAACGATAAATCCTACCGTGTTTTCAACAGTGAGAACGGTAGAGGTGTGGCTAACGAGAGTTGTCCTCGTCATATCAAGCTTAAGATTTACATCCTTCATGCCGTCAAAGGTATCGACGAAAGTACCGTTATTACCCACAACCCGGTTATTGGCGTCAGAGTATGCCTGCAGACGCAAGATTTGACGCTGTAACTGGTCAAATTGAGAATGCATGACGAAGATGCCTTCCTCAATATTGTTCATTCTTACTGCTGTTACTTTCGTCCCTTCCTGTAGAACTTCGCCTGTATCTGGGATAAAAAGCCGATCCTGCCAGTTTGTTTTTGCGTATGTCATTTGCTCACCGCCTCTACCTTCAGTTTGATTTCAAACATGAGTACGATGCCATATCCTTGCAAAGAGATGTTGGTCGGAGTACCAATCAAGGTTTCACCGTATGTGTTTACCAGTTTTGCACTCGTCATCGTTCCTTGGTGGTCCTCTTTCGGCACATAGGCAAACTTTTGAATTGTTACAAGGTCCTCAAATTTTGTAGATTGGATCGGGTACACTTTCTCATTCCCATCAATGGTCACGACCGCGTTCGCAATCAACTCACTCGTTTTATCTCTGAGATGCTCGAGAAACCGTTGTTCAATCATCATCAAATTTCCCCTCCCTTATATCCCGCTTTTATCCAGCCATGCTGAAAGAGTGGTAAATTCGATGAGATCCCGTTTCGTATAGGCGTAATCAATAATTGATTGAAAATTTGCTAGAGAATATTCGGTGCTGCTGCTTGGTGTTTCAATCAATTTGTGGAAGAACAAAATCAATGATCCCCCTAAACTGATTGCCTCATCGATGCGACTTTTGATTTCGCTTGGTGACGTGTCCTTTTGCGCCTCCACGGTTTTCAAGTTATACCTATCAACAGGAGGACAAGCAACGATTCCATCGATGGTGGTTCGACCAGCACGATACTTTTGCATGGCTTGAATGACTTGACCGTTTACTGCACCATAAGGATACGCCACGATATTGCATCCACGGGTAAATCCATTGCTGGTTAACCATCCGGTACATAATGCCAGCTCACTTGCGATTGTCGCCGGAGCAAGCGTCGTAAGGTCTAGATGATTATGCGTATGATTCACCAGATCCCATCCATATTTATACATGTCCTGAAGCTGATTCAGCGTAACGTGACCAGGGTTCCCTACGACATTGGAAATGACCGCAATCGAGCCCACCATGCCTTTTTGCTGCATCCGTCTGAAAGCTTCACTGTACTGAGAAGACAGTCCGTCATCAAACATGATGACGAGCTGCGGTTTTTCTCTCTCATCGCTGATAAGTGAATCAAATGTCACCGTTACGCTTTTTCCGGTTAATGTTCTCACCCTCATCTGAATAGTTACAATCGGTTGGTTGAACGTTCCCGAACCCACGACTTCAATTTTGCTGGCATCGATTAAAAACTCATTCCACCCTTGTGTGAAATACCATCTTCCATAGATTCCTTCGAGCAAATAGTTGTTGAATGCCGTGTCATTTGCAAAATAAATTTGTAAGGCATCGATGTTTTCAGGTTGATCGATATGGAGTCGCAGCTTTAACGTTTTTACGCCTGAAAGATCGGAATTAATCAAATTATTTTTGGCAGCTGTTACATTACCCGTTGAGGTGATCTTCAACTTCCCTGTAACAGAATCAAAAGCTACCTGATCCCCATATGATTTAATCCATTTTGACTGGTCTTCGAAGAGATCGATCAGTCTCCCAGGCTTTCTACCACGGATAAGCCCTAACATGTCATTCCGCATTTTTTTGTAGGCTGACAAATTTGCTTGTATGGTCATCTCGCTTACCCTCTCGCATAGGCCCTGAATGGGCTTGTTGTTTTGACCGTTACTTCCGAAAACGGTTCAAATTGTTCATCAAACAATTCACCGGCCTTCACTGTGAACAAAAACCCGTTGAGTCCAACGGTTAATTCCGAATTGCCATCGTTGATGATGACAAATTCATGCATCGCAGTCGAAAACGTATAGGTCGTATCCGTGTTCCCACTAAACGGTTCTTTAGCAGCCTTTCCCTTGATTTGTACAAAAGTCGCGCCATTTTTCCCATTCACAGGTTCGTAGCTATCATTGCCGATATTAAAATACTGTGGAATCGGCAAAGAGGCGGAATCCCGGACCAGATTTTTTGTTTGAAAGGACACTTTTACTCCCCCTTTGATGTTACAAAAATGAGTTGGTTCGGTTGAAGAAATACAAATTTAGTAGAGCCTTCTCCCTGCTCCGGATAATCGTTTCCGCAAAAAAACGTGCCACAAGACAAATAGTCGACTTGTGACGTGCGAAAAGTTGTTTGGACCTGAATCGGTTCAACACTCGTTCCAGCTACGGTACCTGCTCTCTTAACGTGTACGGGTCGAATTTTTTCAAAGCTTTCAAGAAAACTTGAGAGTTGAATCGGTTCCGAAGTAGTGAATGTGAATAAAATCTCTTTGTTACGATAATCCTCTTCGATCCCAAGAAGTTTACCTGCTTCTTGTGCCATCATCATTAGTGTCGTTTTCGTAAACTGTGCTTTAGCGAGAAGCTTTTTTTTGATATTGAGACGCCGTTGCTCAATAGTCCCGACTTGATTGTCTCCGAAAAAGAGCCAATCCCATACCCCAAATGAGTACGTTGCATAAGGAAGCAACCATTGCTTCCCTAATTCAAGGATTTTTTCTTTTTGTCCCTGTGATTCACCGCCTGCTGCCTCAAAAAAATAAGCAGCTACTCGATTTTCGTACCAATAGGGAGGCATTCGTTCGCGATATCGTAACGGAATCATGTGTGCACCACCAATTCAAGTGTTGCAACTGCATTCGCTGGTTTGGTCAGATTACCAATTGTCCCATTCAAGCTATATCCAGAATAATCTGTCACTCCATCCACTAAAATCAGCGCCCCGATCTGTTGATACATGATCGATGTGCGACCTTTCAAATAGTCTTGTACCCTTGTGCGAATGAGTTGAATAATTGCAGCTTGGTCGGCCCCCGCTTGGACAGAAATTTTCACGACTACCTTCACCACAAAAGGAAGCGCCGGAAACACCTGCAAATCATGAAGTGCAACCCGTTTTCCCTCCAGCTTCTCCCGCACCTGCTGCGCAAACGCCTCTGTCACCGGCTCACCATCCTGCCCCGTAATATACACATCGATCGACAAATCATGCCGCTCCTTCTCAATCGCAACCGCCCCGCCAACCCCAGCAATTTGCCGTGCCCACTGCTCATAATCACTTCGCCTGCCATTGCCTTCCTCTGTCCTTGCCCGCTCGATTAACCGATTGCGGTAAGCCTCTTCATCCTCGCCTTCCTTCTGCTCCACCCCAAGCAAATACCCGTGCGCCAGCAAAAACTCGCCATCCGCCCACGGCAAAAATCCTTGCAAAAACGCGTATTCCAGCAGTTGCTGCTGCTCGCTGATCTCCTCCGCCAACGGATAGAGTAGATCGTAAAATATCTCCCCTTCCTCGGTAGCGGGCGGCGTCTCGCCGCGCTCCTCGGCATGGGCTTTCATCCGGTTGGCGATGCGCTGGTAAATCTGGTCCGGCATTTCGCGCAAGATCGGCATCTGCGGCTTTGCTAACGTTGCCATATGTCCACCTCCATTTTTGTTTTCCCGCGCGCCCCCTCGATTTGCACAGTAAACACGACTTTGTCTCCCACAAACGCAATGTCCACGACCTCTGACTGCTCAATCTCCACGTGCGCTTCCAGCGCTTCCTCCGCCTGCCGCTTGATGACGGGAAGAGAGATCTGAGAACGCATTTTCCCGATATCCGCCAAAAAATCCACCCCATAATTCGCCGAGTAAATGGCATATTGAAACCGTTTGGTCTGCAAGATTTTTTTCGCGACCTCTTCCACATATTCCGCATAGGTCGTCGTTTTTTGGTAGCGGCCCGTCCGGTGTTTGCATGAGCTGTCGCGTCTTCCAGTCCATGCGGTACGTCCAGGGCATTGGCGTGATCTGGGAGGAAAGCAATTGGCGTTCATCTCCTGCTAGTTGCGGAAACATTTATCCTGTCACCTCCATCACGATGAGGTATTGGCCGTTGGTGCAACGCAGAAGAGCGAGGCAGGAACCGATGTCTTGCACGGTAAACACGCTGTTTTTGGCATAGACCAGCTCTTCCTCTTCCAGCACCGCAGGGTCCTCATCCAGTTTGACACGCAAGGGCGCGACGGAGAGGAGGCGGCCGAACTCCACCTGGGTGTCGACCATTCCTTCCCGCGCGCCCTTGAAAATTTGCTGCAGCGCGTTGTACATCGCTATCCCCTCCATTCGAGCTGTACATTCATTGTGTACTGTCCACCTGTCCAGCTACTTTGACAGCTGGTCACGATCCAGTCGGTAATTCTTCCGTCCAGCTCTGCTATTTTGATGCGCCAGCCGGCACGCAGCTTCGCGGCGTTCGGGTCCTCATGGCGGACGGTAATGCTTCTGGTGCGCGGTACTTTCGCCAGCTCTGCTAGCTGTTTGGCTGCTAGCGACTCTACATTTTGCTCCTCGCCGGCATCCAGCACCTTTTGCATGCGTCCAAGCTTGGCCGTCATGGCGGTGTTTTCGCGCGTGACGATTTTCGTGACTTTTTCACCTTTGTACCGCTCCACCGTCACAACGGTATAAACCTCTTCCACGCTCTCACCCATACTGCTGGACTGCAACATGCTCGCCCGAAACAGCGGCACCAGAGAATTGCCGCCTTCCGGAAGAACTGCGAGCTTGTCACGCGCATGCTGGACGAAATAGCGGATGCCCGACTTGTCATACGCCTGCTCGGTAAGCGAGCTGTAGAGGGATGCGTACGATTGGGATGAAAGCCGATCCTTGCTGATAAACCCAAATGCCGGGCATGAAAACGGAATGCCGGTCTGCCGCACCAGACGTTCAAGCTCCTTGCCAGCATCTCCGTTCAGCTTTGGGCGAGAGAGGTCGTTCTTGCTTAAATACCAGCCGAGTTCATAGGCAGTCGCAGAAATGTCGCCAGTCTTGTCATCCCGCTCCCAACGAACGATGGGCCCGTGGAAAAATTGTTCGGCTTCCTTCGGCTCTGCTCCTGAAAAGAGCATGATAAACCCGGCGGCTTCAAGGGAAGGCGCATCCCGGACGCGCAACTCGCAGCTTTGTGCGAGTTGTCCCCGGGAAGACGACCATGATGCTTCCACCACCTTGTTCGTGAGGTCGATGCGGGTCGCGTCTTTGCCGTAAATGATTTTCATCTAAATCACTTCCGTATATCTGGTTTCTTATCGAAAATACGCTTCTTATTTAACTCTTGAATCGTTGGCTGAACAAAAGAAAATTCAACCTGTTCCGTTTTCTTAGCTACCTTACCCGTCGTATTCGGACGAGCCTTCCGCTGCTGTACGATGACGTTGCCTGGCACCAGCACCTGTGTAGAATTGGACCAGCTAACAAATTCATCCTTAATAAAAATGGGCAATTCAATCGAGCCGTAATAGTCCGCCTGTTTCCCTTTAAAGGAGCCGTCACAGGCGCCGATCAGGACGTTCCACGCCAGATCCAGCTCATCGATCGTCAGCAGCACTTCTGTACCCACAAACCGATCCAAACCAGCCAGCCATTCGCGTGGACCTTGGTACCCTTTAACCTCGACCAACACGTGTTCCGGATCGCCAGGCAACCAAAAGTCAAAGGAAATCGATTTGGCCCGATGAGCCGACAGCCTATTTTTCGCATACAGCGAGATGGCAGTCGTCGTTTCTATGTCATTCCCGTATCCTTTGAAATGAACCTCGCCAGGCGTAACCGGAAACGTCAGACGATACTTGCCTTGCATTCGAATCATACCGGCATCCCTCCTACACGTCCGCCTGGCACGCCGCCGCGCGTTTCCAACGCATCCACCATGCCTTTTTCCACCAGCTTCACAATCTTGATTGCTGATACTGCTCTTGCCAAACAATCGCAGCAGCCCTGCCTCATCTTGCAAAATTCCTTCGGCATTGATCGTAATCGGCATCTGCGGGATGGAGAGGGAAACGGCAGTAGGCTTTGCCTCAGGCTTGGTCGCCGGAGATTGAGACGGTAACGGCACTGGATTTGGCATGACGCCGGTTTGCGGCATCGCTGCCGCTTGCTGCGGAACGCTAGTTGTTTCACTCAGGGCTTTCTTTTCCCTGATTGCGTTTTCTGCCGATTCACTCGGCTTGTCGTACCATCCCTTGAACATTTCGTATCCTTTGCCGCCGATCCAACTGCCGACGGCACCACCGACATAACCGCCGATGACCGTGCCGAAGCCCGGAACGACCGAACCGAGCGCTGCGCCAACCGCGGTTCCGATTCCGCCACCGATCGTTTCTCCGCCCAACCTCCCCAAGGCGTCCAGCTTGTTATTGGAAGTGAGCACGGTTGCGATTCCAATCGCAGAGCTAAGGGCTGCGGGCATCGCTCTTTTCATTAGTGGAGCAGCTTGTCTCACACCGTTTAGCATTCTCGACCCGAAGCCTTTCAGGGCCTCCCAACCTCCAGCCAACTTTTCCTTGCTGGGGACCAGCTTTGTGACCTGTCCTGCCAGCCTGCCGAATAACCCTTTTTTGACATTCGGTTCAACAGGTTCAGGTTTTGATTTGTTCCCGTTTGGCTTGGGTGCTCCTTTGCCTCCGGTGTTTTGCGCTTTTCCGCCTTTATCGCTTGCATTCCGTTTGCTTCGTTTCTTTTTCTTCTTGTCATTGCTCTGCGACTCACTGCCCGTATCGCAGCAACAGCTCCCTTTACCTGTCTGATCCTGCTGGTTTTGCCCATTTGGTTTGTCCATCTTAAAATATCGATAGATCATATACCCGGCCAAACCTCCGCCCATTGCTTGGCGAAGCGAATCGGGCATAGTTGACAGGGAGTCTGTTAATTTCTTCACGCCAGAAGAAAAAACAGTTAGCACATTATGAAAATCTTGAATCACCTTGGCACCGAATTGATCAGTCGACAACCTTGTCTCATTCTGCTGCATCCGATAGTCAAAAAACGAATCGTTCGCCTTAGCCTTTTCGTACGATTTCTCCATTTCGTTTCCGATTTTCGGATGCGTGTCGCCTGCTGCCAGACGTCCAACTTCCGCCAAAAGTGGACCGAGCTTCTCTTGCATCTCTTTGCCACCACTGCGGCCAAGCGCATCTACCATTTTATCGCGCGCCTTTACGTCTTTGACTGAGGCAAATGTTTGCAGTAGCTTACCGAACGCTTGCTGAATGTCAGCCTTGCTGCCGGATGTCAGCAGCTGCTCTACTTCTTTTGCTTCACGCTCGGCCTGGCTTTTCGCTTCTGCGGGCGTTTTTTTGCCACTCGCTTCATATCCGGTTTGCAGCACTTTGGCCAAATCGCCGCTGCTTGACAGCTGCGTGGCTGCATCCTTGATCGCCTCAAAACCTTTGTCCATCGACATTACGCCCAGCTTGTTCATCGATTCGACCATGGCAGCGATCTTTTCCGGCGTATCGAGCACTTGGTTCATCTCTTTGCTGCTTTTGATCAAGCTGATGAGGGCACCACTGTCCAAATTGCGGCTGTTGTTGATGATATGCTGGAGACTGTTGCCGATCCGTTCAGCGTCGTCAATTTTCGTAGCGTCGCGCATTGCGGACATGGCTTTAAGCAGGTCGTTGCTGTCCCGTCCGGTGGAATATTCCATGCGCGCAGCGTTCAACGCATACTTGCTGCCATATTTGCCATTCAGCTCTTCCCCTTTTGACACGAGAGACATCGCTTTTTGCAGGGTCATTTCGGGGTTTTTGTGCACAAGATCGGTAGCGTTCTTTTCAAAAGTTTTCATCTCATCAGGCGTTTTACCGGTAGCAGCATACAGCCTACGTTCTTTTGCCTGTGCCTCGACATCCGAGTTGACTCCTTTAAAGTCTGTACCGATCATCAAATCGAGGATAAAATCTTTTTGCGCCCACATTTTTGAGCTGAAATTTTCCCACTGAGCGCCCAGCTTTTCTAAAAACGAAACCGCCGGCTGCACGTTCGTATTCCCGACATCACTCATACTCTGCTGCAGCTTCTGCAGTTCCTGCTGCATCCGCTTTGTCTGCTGACTAAATCCTTGCAGCGCTGCCGTCGTATCTCGTCCGAAATTCTTCATCTGATTGCCTGCATCCCGCATCGTCGAACCCAATTGACTGATCACTTGCTTGGTTCGCTGGAATTCCCTCTGCATGTCTCGCTGCATATCGACCAGTTTCGGCGCTTGTCCTCCTAGTTCTGCTCCTTGATCCATCCTTTTTCACCCCCATTCCTCCATCTGACTGTCTTCGGCTTCAATCGTCTGGCACGCAAATATAAACAGCTTTTGCATGTACCGATCGACCTCATATTCCACCAAATCCGACGGACAGCCCCTACCGCGCAAAAAGGCGCGGCAAAGGTGCCATGCTTCTCCGTCGGTACGGATCAGTTTTTTAACTCATCCACCACTTCCGTTTCGCTTACGCCGGAGTTTACACGGCGGACCGCATCGAGCAGCTTGGCGTATGATTCCGGCTCAGCGTTAAACAGCTTGGCAGGCAATTCGAATTTGGTGCCGACGCCATACGCAGTAAGGAGAGCAGGGTCGTTCCACGGAAAGTCATGCTCGGTTGCCTTGACGAGACGCGCATCATTATATCGGTACCAGTCCATCGTGTCGCCGACCTCCGCCAGCCTTTCGCACGAGCGGCTCTCTTGCAGCGTCAGCTGTCGCACCTTCCATTCATCACCCGCCACATTGACTATGAGTTCCTTGCGAGACGCTTGCTCGTTTGCTTTTGCCAAATATTTTTCCAGTTTACTCATCGTTTTTTCCCCTTCCGATGCCTATTCTGAGTATTCCGGCAGCTTATCCAGGAATACCGGCTTTTCGTTGCTGCGGCCTTTGATTTCATACGTAGCGTTGTCATTGCCTTCCGCTTTCGCTTCCCACAAAGTCAGCTCCTCAGGATTGAGGTAAATGTCCGTAATTTTCACGCGTTCTTTGTGATTCGCTTCCTTGTCGACAGTCTCGCCGATCAGCATCGGCAAAATCGGCGTTTTGCCTTGCGTCATCTTGTCCACGATTTCGTATTTCAGCGCGGCATTAGTGGAAGTCAGCTTGAGCGTGACCTCGACATGCCAGTCATTTACGGTTTGCACCGCTCCTTTTTGCAACCGGTTTACTTCCCCATAGGTCGCTTTCAGGACGAACTTGCCTTCAAGCGTTCCTTCAATGATGTCACCGTTGTCATTGTAAATTTGGCAGTTTTTCAGTTTGATATCGCGTTGCATAATTACTGCACCTCCCAGGAAAGGTCAAAATATTCGATTGCATCAAGCGGACGAGCGGCCAAACGGAAGCTGCGGCGGTCACCTACGCCGTTTTTCGTATCCTCGAACACCCAGCCGGCATCGATTGCGCCCTGTTCTTCGCGGATTTTCAAATAAGTGGTGTACGCGCCGACAAACACAGCTGCACCCAGATCGTTGTTCGGAAGCTTGCCCATATATTTTTTGCCGACGGTCAAAGCATCGTTTTGAATCTGGTCGATCGTCATGCTGACACGGATTTTGCCGAAATCTTCGCGCTCTCCTGTGCCGAGGACGGACAGCGTGTTGATCGCGCTTTCGATCAGGTAGCTGTCGCCGTCGCGCGTGGCGATCAGGGTGCCCGTGTAGAGCGCGCTCAAAATTTCCGTATGGCTCCAGTCTTTTCGCGCCTTTTTCAACGGTACAGGCTGGGCGGTCAACGAGACATGCGCCGGGGTTGCCGCAGCCATGCCCGCTACCCATGCGGCCCACTGCAGACTCGAATAGTCTTTGCCGCTGACATGCTCGCCCGCGATGGCGCAGTTGATCACATAGCGCGCATTTTGTGCGACGGAACGCTCCGTGTGCTTTGCCATGTTGGCATCATCCTCGACTTTGCCTCCGATGACTAACGTGCTCATCTTTTTGTTCAACGTGCGTCGGTCAAGCATGAATTGCTTGGAAGCCGCCTGAATAGCCTGATCGGCGCTCGGTAGGTACAACGTATCGAAATCCGCACCGCCGATCGCGCTGAACAGCTTGGTGAAATCGGCTGCGGTCAAAGCAGCTGTGCCGGTTGTTCCACCGGAAAGCGACGTTTCGGCAACATCTGTTACGGATGTTGTACCGAGCTTGCTCACGCGAATGTGCAGTGATTCAGCCGTTTTGCCGACCAGCTCTTCAGCGGTCGCGAACGAGTACTTTTCCGTCTTGATCCCGCCTGTGACTTGCAGCTCTTTTTTGCCCGGCTCTGCCGAGGACGCTGTGATGCTTATGCGCAGCTGGTTGCCGCGCGTGCCAGGATAACGGGCCTCAATTTTGATCGCATCGTTTTGGGAATACGACGCAGTTTTAGTGTTGGCATCGGTCATGCGGTAGCCGATGACTGTCGCGCCGCTCGCAGCCGCCAGCTCCAGCACATCGATTTCACCGAATGTTTCAGCCACACGTTCTTCAAAGCCGGCCATCCGGATCAATGTATCCGGTGCCCCCCACTCCGCCTGGTACGGTACCAGCACGACTCCGCTTTTCGGCAAAACGCGCTCCTGCGCTTTGGCAATCAGCTCTACGGTAACACCTGGTCTCTCACGTTGAATGGTCATTTATTTGCACCTTCCTTGTATATTTTCAATTTGTCCTTTACGGCTGTCTCGCTCAATTGGGCGGTTGCTGGCTCATGATAGAGTGCACCCGCTACCTCGAAGCGTTCTGCTGCGAGAGCCGAGGCCCGCTCGATCCATTCCTGTTTCGTGGCGGTGAACGTCGCAGCTTGCAGATTTTCCGCATGTTTTGTTTGCTTGCGCAT